GCCTCACCGCCGCCGAATCGCGCGCCTACGCCACAGGGGAGCGGAGGTTCTGGCGGGCGATGCGGAAGCAGCCGCGAACCGGTCCATGCACCGGCCTCCCTCACGTCCATGGCGTCTGGATGCCAAAAGGCTGGAACCTCCTTCACCCTATCGGAGAAGAGGCGGCTATCAAAGAGTGCCCCTACGGCACACACGGCGACCGCATCCGGCTGGCCGTGGCGAACCCGCCGTTTTCCGACGCAGTCATCGACCACGCCATCACCGCCATCACCGTCGAACAACGAGACGGCAAGTGGGGCTGGCTGGTGGAGGTGGGGGCGTGATTACCTGCTACCTCTGCGGCTACGAAATCGACCCGTGCATCGGCAACCCAAACCACCCCGGATTTAAAACGAGGGACCATGTGCGACCTCTAGCGATGGGCGGCAAAAGCAATGCCGGAAACATCCGATACGCTCATCGGATCTGCAATCTACAGAAAGGCGGAAGAACTCCCACGCGCGTGGTTACCGATGAGTGCCGAAAGGCGTTTCTGTCGAACCGATACGGGAAGTCGGTGTTGCGCAAACTGGAGAGAGAGTCGATTTTCAATATTGGCAGCTTCTGCATCGGAGAGTCTCGATGACCCGCTCCACCACCTGCCGCTTATGAGACACCTTCAATGGAAACCAGGCACCCTATGCCCGAAGTGCCACAAGCCAGTCATGAACGAGCGAGACAAGTTCCAAAAGAGACATAACACCTGCCGACGATGCGGCAATCTTGACCAGTCGCGCCGCCGTCAAGCCAGAAAACAGCCGCGCATCCCACGCGAGAAGCCAGCAAAACAAAAGCCAGTACCGGAGGAGAAACCCGTCATGACCTGCATCAACTGCAAAGAGAGGCCCCAGAAGCCTAACAGCCGCAAGAGCCTGTGCGATCCCTGCACCGTCGAGGATACGCTGGCGAAAGCACGGCTGCGCGCCGCCGATCAGCACCGCCGCCGCATGGCCGCCGTGGTTGTTGTGCTGTGCGCCTGCGGATGTGGTGAGAGGTGTCGCTCAGGTGCCACCTACGCCACGAAGCAGCACCGGGAGACACACGAACGCGAGACGCGCCAAAAGCACCGCCAGCCGCGCGCCTACGAGAAGCCACCTGCCAGCCAGAAACTCCAGCGCATGTCGCGGGTCGAGAAGCGCGAGGTGGTGCATGTGGAGGTGCTTGACACCCCGGAGGAGCGGGCGCGCGTGGCTGAACTGCTGGAGCGGGCGCGGGTTGCGCGCATGGCTACCCCGGTACTGTCCCGCTGGGAGCGTGATAGCCTTTGGAGCTGAAACGAGAAAAGCCCCCCGAGCCGGTTAAGGTCGAGGGGCTTGCTTCGAGTTGTAAAAGGTGGTTCCGTCCGGTGCTTTGTCGAGCCCCCGCACCAGCCCCCAGCCGCTCCCGGTGATGACTGGGTCAGGAACGCCCTCGGGCCAATAGAAGGTGTCGCCCTTGCGGCCGTATCGGCCCGTGAATCCATCTGGCACGACCAGTCACGGGGGCGAGCTTGCCACGGGCACGGGAGCCACCGTCAAGCCAGTGGGGGCGGCGGGCTGGACCAGCGCCGTCACCGCTGCCGACGGGGCGGATTCAATCGCCCCCACCAACGCCGTCACCCGGTAGCACCAACTCCCTGGCCCGGGCGCGTCCTGATACGTCTTCACAGTCAGCGGGGCGGCTGTGATTTTCTCGAAGCGAGAGAACTCGGAACACACGCCAGCCGCCCGCCAAACATGATAGGTTGCGCTTGACGGATTGATGGCGTCAGACCAAGTGAGTAGGATAGCAACGGCGATTAGCATTGACACACACGCTCTTTCCTGTGATTTTCACTGAGCATATACGCCTTCGATCACCGCCGTGACGACGCCCGAAACCCCGGTCATATTGCACCCGTAGCCGTAGTGCGTGGCGGTCAAAAAATCCGTCCGGCCTTGCTGGGAGACCTGCGTCCAGTTGATGCGATCTGGCGAAATTGACCATGTTCGGTTTGTGTTGTCGTCCACCAACCGGAAGCTGATTTTGCCACGGCCAACCGCTTGTGCGTAGGCAATATAGTTGCTATTCCAAGTTGTCGCGTTGGTCAGTTTCGTCATGTTCAGACCAACGTGACTCTGCATGAGGGTGATGACCTTGTTGCTTGCTGCCACAGTGCCATCGGTCAGCACCAAACCGCACGAGGAACTCACCGTTCCCGCCTGGCTGATGTCCACGTCGAGGATGATCGTGTACGGCGCCGTGGGGATGGCTTTGATCGACGCGCGGATGGAGTCGCCGCCGGCCGGGCTTCCACCGTCGAACAGCACGCTCCCGGTGGTCGCCGTCACCGTCGCGCCGCTCCCAAACGCCGTTCCGTTGCTCCAAGGCAGCGTGGGAATGTACTTCTGTCCGGCCCAATACGCATAGCTGGACCCATCACAGTTGGCGCTGTAGATCGAGTCGGTGAAGATGTATTGGTAGTTCGTTTTCGTGCCGTCGCATGTCGGGAGCGAGGCATAGGTCGTGCGAACGGTTGCGCCGCCACCGGCGGGCGCACTGCACGTAAGCGTTCCATCTGCGGCAATATCAGAGACGTATTGGCCAGAAGTGCAGGCCGTTGGGTTTGCGGCCAGCGCGGTTGCCGTTGACGCATTGCCGGTCAGAGCACCGACAAAGGCCGTGCTCGTCACGCTGGAGAGCCCGGTGATAGTGGACGGCAAGGAAATGACTGGATCTTGAGAGACGCCGTTTCCGTGGCTCACAGAGATTTGGTTTGCGGTCCCGGTTATAGTGCGCACTGAGTAAGTACCGGACCCAGTGCGGGCCAGTAAGCCAGAGCCGGTGAGGGCGGAAATCGCGGTCAAATCGGCATCAGAAGCCTGCTTTGCATCGAGCGCTGATTGGAGATCGGTTTGAGCGGACAGGGTGCCTGTGATACTTCCCCATGCTGTAGCTGGCGCACTACACGTGAGCGTACCGTCGGCCGCAATATCGGACACGTACTGACCGGAAGCGCACGCTGTCGGGTTTGCGGCTAACGCCGTTGCTGTCGAGGCGTTGCCGGTAACGTCACCCGTTAAATTACCTGAGAACGTGCCCGTCGTCGTGCCTGGTAAGGTAGGGTTCGTGGGGATCGAAAGCGTAATGGCACCAGTGGATGCGCTTGCCGTGATTTGGTTTGCGGTGCCCGCGATGGTCGTTGGCAGCGCCGTGCAAATCTCTGACGCGCCAGAAGCGTCCACCCCAAGTGGGAATTGCCCGGCGCTACAGTTGGCACCATTCGCGGCCAGCGCCGTGGCGGTTCCAGCGTTGCCGGTGATCGTGGTTTGGTCGCCAGTATTTGTGCCGCTCAGATTGGAGCCTGTGACCGTCCCAACGGCCGCCACGCTCGATGGCGTGATTGACCCAAGTGTGAGTGTGATCGCGGGCGTCGAGGTCGCGTTGGCGACGGTCCCCGAGACGCCGTTGGACGTAGTCACGCTCACGCTCGTGACCGTGCCGCTACCACCGCCTGCGGGCGTCGAACACGTCAGGGTGCCATCTGCGGCGATGTCGCTCACGTACTCGCCCGACGCGCAGGCCGTCGGGTTGGCGGGCAGGTTGGCGGTAATCGTAATTGCCGCCGTACCGTCGAAGTTGGTGCCGTTGATCGCCCGAGGCGTCGCGAGCGCCGTTGCGGTCGCCGCAAGGTCAATGGTGATGGTGTTCGGGATATCGGCGTCTACCAGCGTGCGAAACGTCGGCGTGGCGGCTGCGCCGGTCGTCGGGCCTGCAAAGACCTGATTGGCCGATTGCGTCGCCAGGGAAATTGCAAGTGTTCCGCTGGTGGTGATCGGCGATCCGGATATAGCAAGGATCGACGGCACTGTAGCAGCGACGCTCGTAACCGTGCCAGAGCCGCTGCCGGAAGCGCACGCCCCCGGCTCCCACACCGTCCCGTCATAGATCAAGCATTGCCCGTTGGTGGCCCCGCCGCTGGTGATTTGCGAAGGCTGAAACGTCGTCGTTGGCGTCGGCACCGTATCCGAGATAATCCCCGCCAGCGTGGTGTCTGATGGCTCAACGGTCCACGTTTCGGTTCGCGCTGCGCCCTTCGTGGGCGAGTAGCGCGCGGAGTAGCTAAGGCCCATTGGGGTAAGCGTAGTGGTAGCGTACAGCGGAATAGTGATAACGCCCGCCGCCGTGGTCGCAGAGCAATCGCTACCCGTGGTCCCAACGCACAGCGTATACTGCCACCCGGACAGCGCCACGGCCCCGTAGGAAGCGCGCCCAGGGCTATTGAGAGTGACGACGATCCGACCAGTCCACGAGCCGCCGCCGATGGCGTTGGGAAGCGTGTCGCTGATGGTTACCTGTTACGCCTGGAGCGCGAGCGCGCCAAGGAAAAGTGCAGAGAAAATCTTGGTGAGTGTCATAGTTGGTCCGGTGTACGATGGAGGTAAATGGCGCAGCACCCGTGGATAAGCGACTGCATGGAGCGACTGAAGCGCGAGGAGTTGGAATTGAGCGCGAGATGCTGTGTTTCGCGCGCCGATCAGGAAACCGTGGTGGATGCAATGTGCGGCATGGATCAGGAAACGGCGCGCTGCTATATCCGGCTTCTGATGTACGGCTTCCCGATTACCACCGCCGCGCGCGAGGCCCGCAAGGCTACCGCAGCGCCCGCCACGCCTTCAGCACCGCGTCCCACGCCTTCAGGTCGATGATGCCGCGCTTGAGTTGCTCCGCGTAGTAGTTCGCACGCCCCGCGAAGTCGTTCCACGCAGCCTCGCTGACGGGCGGCGGTTTGTCCGCGTCTGCGGCGGCGAGGAGAAATAATGCGCGGCGGGTCATTTTTGTATTGACAGTAATCCAGCGTTGGATTATAGTTAAAGTATGAACAGCACAACAAACACCAACGACATGACGACCGCCCAGGCCATCGGCCGCCTGTATGAAATGTTTGAGGTTGCCCAAGCGCACTTCGCGACTCAAGGCTTGACTGGCGAAGACTTGCACCAAGCGACCAGCGGCTTCTTAATGAGCCGCCTAGGCATTAACCCTGCCCACTAACCCCCACCACTACGCCAGCGGGCGGCGCAAGGCCCGCAGAGGAGATGAAATGATCGGCTACACCAAACTGACTTCGCCCGATGCGTTTGTCGTATGCACGGCGCACGGAACGATATTGCGAGGCAATGGTAAGAAAGCCTCCACACCGGGAAAATACTGGAAGCTCACCACTGAGTACGATGCACAATGCGCAGCTCAGGGTATGGCGCGCGCCCGCAAAACGAAGTACGTGGGGCTTGTGCGATGACCACCCCGAAAAACCCCGCCGCCGCGCTAAACAATGCCGCCGCGTTAAACGGCGCATTAGCAGACTTCGGAAAAGTCGCCACAAACGCCGCCGCCGAACTTGGCCGCGCCCTCCAAGCCCTCCGCAAGACAAAGACCGGAGGGCGCAACGGAGGCCCGCCGCTACGTTACCCGCGTTGCCCATGCGGTGCTATGACGGCTGCGCGGGCGTTGCAGCGGAACCACAAGTGCGATTGAGCCCCACCAGCGCCGCTGAAACATCACATATCCACGCCTCATGCGCCGCATCGGTTAGCCCGGTGCGGACGTGCAGGAGTTCGTGGCAAATGATGAGTTCCGGGTCTGCGTGATGCCCGCGCCGCACGCGGATAGTCCAATGCGAGGCGCGCCGGTCATACCACCTCCACCAGTTCGCTGTCACCGCCCTTGCCGACACACGCGGCCATCTGAGCACGCACGGCATGGGGGAGGATGATGCAGCCCTGAGAGGCAGTTCCGGGCCGCTTAATAGAGTCCGCATGGATCATGAAGTCAGAGCGCCCGAGCGCCTTGTGCCCTTCAGGCTTCAAAGCGATTGCCACAGGCCCCAAGCGCGAGTGCCGCTGGTAGACGAAGAACATGCGCCATAGCCCGCGCGGGATAGGCCCCTTGGAGCGCAGCCCTTCGGAAGCCGTCGCGTTGATGTGCCCAGGCGCGCCGCTGTAGCCTTTGCAAACCAGCTTCCCATCGCGAAAAAGCTCACCCGTGGCTTGGGTGTAAATCCACCTCATCCAGTCACCGTATTGCGTATGATATGCATGTGGATTCCGTTTACTTGGCCTCTGTGGTTTACTGCTTGATTCAGATTTTACGCACAGGCACATGGCGGAGATACCCGCTGTTCGCCGTCTCGACCGCTGCCGCCGCCGTGTTTGAGGTGGCATACCAGCCGTACTCAGGAGAGTGGCTGAAGTCGTGCTTTGCGTTGCTCGTTACGCCGTTGCTGGCGCTGCGGGCGCTTGCCGTGGCGGAGGCGTTCGTCCGGTCGTTGACTGGATTCCGGCAACGCAAACTGGTTGCGGCCGCCGCGCTATGCTTTGCCCTTCTTTTCGCCGCAATCGTGGCTTGGCGCTTCAACGCCGTCGATGTACTCCATAGCGCCATCCAGGCCCGCCGCGTCGTTGTGGTGGCGTTAACAGCGTTCCTAGGCGTCTACATGCTGTTAATGTGGAGCGTTGGGTATAAGCGCTCCGGGCTGGCTGATTCGCACGTCTTGCTGATGTTTCTTTCGTGCGCGGTGATGGCATCGTCTGCCGTGCTGCGGATGGCGTTTCCATTCGGCATTTGGGAGGCGTTGGCGACATCGAGCTATGCCGCCGCCGCCCTCGTTTACCTTACGTGGGGAACTGTGATCGCCTTTCGAGAGCTTCCACCCGTACCCCAAGCTCTAAATGCCCCTTGTTCAGCCGACTGAGGTCGTGGCCGTGACGCCGCTGCTCCTCAGAAATGGCCTCAATATCGACTTGGACGCCGCGAATCGTGCCGCCCAATCGGTCAATCTTTCCCTCGATCCGTTCCACGGCCGCAAGCATAGCGCTTACGTTCTCATCAGCGTTGTTCAGCGACGACGGCTTGAGCTTGGCGTGGAGTTTTTGCGTTGCGATGACGCCGCCAGCCCCCATCAGCAGGCTTGCGACGAATGCGCCAATCTCCTCTGGACTCATCGAGCCCACCCCCTATGTGAAGTGAACTGCGACTACCCCTGCGGCCCAGGATCGGGCGGCGGTTCGGACTGCATCGGCTGCGGTTGCGGCTTGGGCTTCTTCTTCAGCGCGTTGGTTTTGAAGTAGCCGGAAATGCCGACGATGGCCCCCACGGCTACCGATGCGCCGATCTGCTTGGCGGTGAGTTGGCCGTCCTGAAGCGCCGCCGTAGCGCCCGTTGCCGCGCCGCCGATAGCGGCGGCGGCTACACCTTCGAGAAACGCTTTCCAGTTCACAGGCCCGCCTTGACAAAGCCACCGGCCCGCAGGGAGCCGATGACGCTATCGGGCGAGAGGGCCAGCAGAGCTTCGTTAGCGCTGAAGCGCACGCCGGGGCTGAGGTACTTGGGGAAGTTATAGATGTCGAACGACCAGCTCCCGCCTTGGTTGGCGACGACGATGGTTTCCTTGATCGGCACGATTCCGGTCACGTCCGTAATGCGCGCCAAAGCGGCGGCGAGAACGGGCGAGTTGTCTGGGATGTCCTCGTACAGGGTGGCAACTCCGAGTTTCGTCAGCTTGTCGATGGCCTGTTCTCGGTATTTCGTCGTGGCGTCTTTGGCTTCGTCGGCCCGAGCGACATTGAGAGCGTCGATGGAATCGCCGCCGCTGTTGAGGCGCGCGGTGGCTTCGTCGGGTCCGAGTGCTTGTGGGATGGGCATGGGTTTCCTTTTCTTGTTGGTTTGGGTTGGCCTACTCGACGGCTCGGTAGACTTTGACATCGAGGCTGGTATGATCTGCGCCGTCGAACTGGATCAGCGCAATCATACGCCCCCACGCATCCTTGATGAGTTCGGCAAACTTCGCCACGCCGCCCACGGTGATCTTCACCGCGTCGCCTTCGCGGACATGGACAAGCACCTGCGTCACGCGGCCAGTGGGCCAGGGGAAATCAGGCGCTTGCGCTTTGAGCCGGTCGTAGTCGATGCAAGACACCTGGACGAGATCGATGCTGGCGGTTGGGTTGCGGTCGTCTTTACCGCAGATGGACGACACAAGCAGCCCGGCGTGAAAGGTAAGGTTGCGCGTGGTCCCGATGGCGGGCGTGGGTTTCGACTGTTCGGCGAGTTGCGCCCGGATAGATTCGGGGAGAGGACCGCAATACGCGGTCGTCGTGCTGCAAATCCCGCCGAGTGCGCAGGTGGTCCAATTGCACCCGTCATAGGTCATTTTCACGGGTACGCTCTGCCCGCGCAGCGCGGCGATGGCGAGGAGAATTGCCGGGATGAGTTTGGGAGAGATCACTTCTTCACCTCTTTGGCGGGCGGTTCTGGGAGGACAAGGAAAGTGCCATCTTGCTGGAGTCGGCAGCGGTCCTTGGGGATGCCACGGTCGGCACACGCTTCCGACAAAATCAGGTCGATCTGCTTGTTCAATTCGGCGACTTTGGCGGAAAGTTCCGTCAGCGCCATCCGCTCTGCGGTCTTCAGTGGTGCGGGCGGGGTTTTCGGCGCTTCGGCCGCCCCGGCAATGCCCATTGCCAGGAGTGCGAGTAGGGTACGCATAAATTGAGAATACCAATGAGTCTGGCGGCGCATAACGCCGCCGTTACTGTTTCCGCGCGTGGCGGATCAGATAGCCGGGTGTTTTCGCACACTCGCAAAGCGCCCGCGCGGGAGAGGGCACGCGGGGAGGTTTATAATTGAGGCATGACCGTCAAGGAGTTGATCGAAAGATTGCAGGCGATGCCGCCCGATGCCCCGGTGTTTGTCGCGCAAGGTGAATACCCTGACGAGGAAGCCGTTCAGGTCGTGTTACTTGGCGGTGCCACGGTGGCGATCTATTAACAGGTGCCGCCGGTCATAATGCCTGCCGAAAATGTCAGCGTGCAATCACTGGCACCGCCCGACGCGCGAACTGTTTTCGTGCCGCTAAATGCCGTCCCGCTGGGCGGCGTCATCGTGCCGGTGAACGAAATATCTCCAGTCCACAGCTTGCGAAATGGGGTAGTTGCCGCCCCTAAATCGGCGGTCGTCACGCCGCTGGCGGGCTTGACTCGTCCGTAGGTGGTGAACGTCTCCGAGTGGATATTGTTCAGGTAATTTGTGCCGTTGCCGATTAAATACGTGTTATTCGAGGTGAATAGCACATCGCCCGTAACGGACCCATTAAGGGTCACAGTGCCGTTTATGTTGACCGTATTGAAGTACCCAAGCCAGCGAACGCCAGACGAGCCGAGCGCGTAAGTGCTGCCTGTGGTGGCGATCAAATCAGACGAAAACGTAGAGGACGCCGTGATCGTGGACGAGGCGAGGGACACCGCGCCGGATGTCGTCAGCCCAACAAAAGTAGCGTTCCGGCTGGCATCTATAACCGTTGTCCCGGACACCCTGTAGGCGGGCGATCCGGTGGCGTTGATGACCGCCGCCGACAGGTTACCTGGGATATCCACTGTGCCGCTGGTGTCGATCAGGAACCGACGCGATGGAGAGCCAGCGCCCTGGTTCTGATAGATAGCAAAGTCGCCGACAGCAACGCCAGATGTGCCCAGCAGCCATCCACCGTTTGTGTCATCGGTGCGGTACAGTCCGACGCTGACGAAGCCGGAGGTCCCGGTGACCCACAGCGGCGCGATGTTTTGGCCGGCGCCCAGCGCTGGGCCATTGTTGGTGATGGTTGCCGCGTTGAAGTTGCCGCGCACGCCGAAGAAATCGCCATAGCGAGAGCCCACCGTGCCGATGCTACCGCTGTTGTTGACCTGGGGGGCGAGCGTTCCATACATGTAGTTGATGCCCGCGCCGAGCATGTCCACGAAGCCGTTGAACGTGGTAAGCCCGGTTACGGTCAGAGCCCCAGGGAGCGCCACAGCTTGATTCTTGATCGTGATAGCGTCCTGATAAGTTCCCGAGCCGGTTGCTGTTTGGATGGCAAATTTTTCATCTGTGAATGCTGCCGACTCGTACCCAGAGCACACCCGCGCGGCTCCATAGATAGTGCTGGTGACGGTATCGGTAGAGGCAAGCACAAGGCACGCCGGATCGTAGAACCCGCTGTTGTTGGTCTGCGCCAGAGTCATCTGGTTTTGGACGCTGGCGATGGCGATGGTTTGCGGATTGACGAAGGTCTGATTGATGTTGAGCCCGGCGAGCGTATGATCTCCGTCCTGCACCGTCAGCACGCGCGTCGTTCCCGTAGTCAGCCCGTCCACCTCAAACCGCACGATCTTGCTGGCGTCACTGGAGCCCTTTGCGATGCCGGTAGTGTCGACGACAGGCAGCGCGGTCGAGATGGCTTGCCATGATCCAGCACCGCCCGTACTTGTAGCGGTCCAGACGTGCCCAACCGTGGCCGCGCCCGTGTTGATCGTGAGCGCAATAGTGTTGAGGCCCGTGAAATCAGAGTTTGCCCCCCAGATGACAGCCGGATAGGAAGCATCGCCAATCTGATTGGCGTACACCTTATCCCAATTGAGCAGTGGCGTACCGATGTCTCTACCGCCGTCTGTGTCTGGCAGAAGAGACGTGTACCAGGTGGTTCTTGATACTGCCGAGCCGCTGGCGATGCGTTCTGATTTGAACACATTAGCGCCCGCGTTATCTCGCAAGTAAAAGTACGAGTTTTGCCCCGCGCCCGCTCCGCTCATCACAACATTGAGATCCCAGTACGAAGCGGCGGTTGATGAACCAGTGTTGTCGAACAATTGCAGCTTCCGCGTCTGCATATAATCGCCCGTGCCGCCCACCGCCACAGAGTCAAAAATCTTGCTGTAGGTGCCGAGCCATCGCCGCGTCGCATCGCCAGAGTTGAAGGCGTCCAGTGTTTCAGGTAACAGCGCTGAGCCCGTTAGCCGCACACGCACCGTGTTGTCCTGCATGACCAAAACGGGATGGTTTGTCTCCGTGCCGAGATACCCGGCGCCGCCGAACACATAGCTCTGCAAAATGATCGTCCCGTCAGTGCTGCGGATGGTGCCGTTGACGTCGAGCGCTACGCCGGCACTCGGATCGCGCCCGATGCCGACGTTGTAATTGAATTGCGCATCGCCGTCAGTTTGCAGTAGGAAATCCGTCGTGGGCGCGGCCGTCTTCGCCGTGCCAAACCGCGCAAAATTCAGGTCGCCAGTGTTGTAGCTCCACCAGATCCCGCGCTGTGTGTTCGCGCCGGTCGAGCCATTCAGGAACATCACGGCATTGTTCGCTGTCGTGCCCACTGATGGCTCCGCAAATTCGGCGATGGCTTGGACGTTCGCGCCGCTGGACCACGAGCGGGAGTAACCGCTCACGAATAATGGCGCGGTGGGCCTGACGTTGGCGTCATTGGAGATGTCGTATTTCGTGGTTAGCGAGTAGAGTGTGTTCTGCCCGAGCGCTACTTGCGTGGCAGCAGAGGTGGTCTGAATGCCAAGCGCGTACAGCCCAATTGTGTTCCCGTCGATGGTCACCTTATCGGCAGATCCAATGCGGATAGCGGTTCCGTCGCCCTGCATGTTGTTGCCGATGATAGCTACGTTGTCGATGTCGTCGGTGGCGTCTCCGATATCGATGGCTTTATAGCCGGACGCACCTGCACCGGTGAAGATGTTACTGGAGACATTTACGAACGCGAACGAATCCGGCGAGGGCGCGCGAACCTTGACCGAGAATTCCGTTTGGTTGTCAAATGAGTTCCCGACAATCGAGGCGATGATAGTGTTAGTGTTTGACTCCAGGTCGATGGCCCCGCCCTGGGTGTTGAACTTATTTGAAATAATCCGCGCGCCGCCAGCGGATAGCCATTTAATCGCCGTGGTTCCGATGCCACCCGCCCCGACGACCTGGAAGTAGTTCCCGGTGATAGTTTGGTCGCCCGCGTCTGGATTGTCTATGTTTTCAAGCCGCAACCCCTCGTAGGAGTAGGCGGAGAACATGCTGTTGGTGATAAACGGGATGCACCCGCGCTCTAAATACATTGCCGTGCGAAGTTGCGATAGCTGTAAGTCGTGGAAGGTCGAATTGCAGTTTTGCAGCGTGCTACCAGCCGTCAACTTAATGCCCCCGCCGCTGGCCTGCGCGCCGTTCGATCCAACCGCCAGATTTGAGACATGCACTGGGTAAATCGTGTCGAAAATCATCGCCCATTGATCGCCGGCCGCGTAAACATAGGAGCCTGTTCCTGGATCGTTTCCAGCACCCGCTATGGTGATGCCTTGCTGGATGTAGACCGTGGTTTCTTCGCCCGGCGCGGGGGCGTCCATGGTTTGCTGTCCCAACGGAACAAATAGCCGCTTCGCGCCGGTAACCATGCGCGCGGCTTCCTGGATGCCGTCGGATGCGGAGGCGATGGCCCACGCGCCGCTATGGTTATTCGCGGGGGTGAAAGTGATATCGCAGGTACTCCCGCTGCCAGATACGGCGGTGATGAGCACGGTTTCGGCTGTTCCAGTGCCGCCGCTGATGCGGAGGTTGTGGTGGGTGCTGTACGGTGCAACGCCGTCAGGGCAGGGCGTAAGGGTCTTGGTTGCGGGCGTGGCCGCCGTGAGGGAGCCACCGGGGGTTTGTGACCAGTCGTAGTCGGTGGTGACGACATCCACGCCAGAGCCGCAGGTTGCCCACCCCCACTGTCCGCTTCCATCGGTTTGGAGGCAGTCGTTGGCCTGGCCGTCGGACCCCGGCATCGTGAAGGTAAGCGAAGCCGCGATTGACTGTGGCGCCTTGATACCCACGTAATTCGTGCCGTTCGTGCGCCGCTCCTGCATTCGCAGTTCGCCCGTAGCGCTTCCGGCAGAGTTCGTGATGGTAAGAGGCGTCTGAGCTTGCGGAAACGCCGCCACGGCTGCCAGGACGCAAAGAATGGGGAGTTTATTCATAGAGAACCGAATAAGGCGCGGATACCGCCCACCACTTTCCGTCAGCGCGCCCTCGAAACTGGAAACACGTCACTGCGCCAGCGAGCCCAGGCAGCGTGGATCCGAAGTTTGTATTGAAGTCCGAATCAAAAGAAATCGTGTACGATCCCGCGCCCTGCGTCACGTATAGAGTCAGTGAATCCGCCGCCGTTGGCGTGTACGGGCTGGCGATGGTCGTGTTGGCCGTCAGCGTGATTTCGATTGGCGTTGAGCCGCCTCCCGTGCCCGTCGATCCACCGGCCACGAATGAACCCGTGCTGCCGCCGCTTGCTGAGCCGCCAGCGATGGCCTTCCAAAACTCCACCGCGCCGCCCAATCGGTTCGTGCTGATTGCTTTGACGGTGAACTGAAGCCACTGGCCCATCACGTCGCGGAGTGAAACCTCGCGGATCAGGTACGTGCCGCTGGAGACATTGAAGTAGCTGTTGGCGATGGTTTGAAGTTGCCCAGGCCGCAGCGTGTGGCAGGTGGCCTCTACTTGCTGGTCCGTTTCGTAGGTGATCTCAACCGCGTTGTTTTTGCGGGCAGAGACGAGCGCCAGCCCTTCCGCCGCCGCTTGCTGTTGCCCGATACCGGGTCGGTCGAACGGCATCGCGTAGATGCCAGATGCGCCTTCCAGCGTGGCGGTGGTCGAGATGTCCGAAGCATCCTCAACCGCGATGGTATTCGCGCCGAACTTCCGATAGACCACACGGAGTGTATCCGCCGCCGTTAGGATGGTTTCGTCGGCATCCTGCCGAATGTAGACTTTGCCGAGTTCGTAGTAATAGGCCCGGTCGGAGTCGGTGAGCCACTGCGCAAACTCTTTGTCTTCGTCGTTAACCTGGATGCGAACAATCTGACCGACAGGGTTTGCGAGCGACCACTTAACGGTGGTTCCATCGCCCGTGAATGTCTCGTCCTCGTACCCGATTTGCTCGATGTCTACGTTGATTAGCGCGGCGTTGCATTTGTCTTCGCGGGTGGTGCGGACGCGAATATTGCGGTAGTTGCCAGTTGCATCGCCGATGGAGAACGGCGCAGTGGAGAACGTGCGCAGCTTGAAGTAGAGATCGCGTTCAACGTCGATCCACCACACGTAGTTTGAGGCGTCGGCCAGCGCAGCAATAGCTTGAGATACGGACGTGCCAGCGTCGAAAATGACGGTATCAACGACTGCACCGAGGTCAATGTTCGATGTCCCAAGCGGCTCTGAAGTCGCCCCATCGGTGAGTAGATCGGCTACGATCAGCCCGGCCCGGTTGGTGATGAGAATTTGATCCAGCGTGCCAGCGTCGGTCAGGTTGACCGCAGCCCCGCCCGCCGTCAGCGAGAGTTGAAGCGCCGCGCCGCTGGCCGATATCACGTAGTATTCGACCGTGGCCGATAGCCCTCCTGGAATCGCGCCGTTGGCGTGGGCTTTGACGCGCACGCGGTCGCCGTTGCTGAGTCCGTGCGATACCGTGCAGGTCAGCGTGTCAGTGCCAGCGTCTGCTGTGTACTCGAAGTTGCGCTCATAGATAAGCGGGCGGCCCGTGCTGGAGTTGTAGCAGAAGCGCTTGTCCAGGTACTGCTCCCAGCTCACCGCGCGGATGCCGTAGTAGCGGCCCGTTGGCGAGGCCTCCGTGATGGACCTTTCGTCCACCTCATCGACCGAGCCGGCCCATAGCTTCGTCGCGCCCTCGAATAATTCAAGGTCTTTGCCGACGACGGGGCGATAGCTGCCGTCATCGCTCTTGACGGTCACATTCAACCCGGCGCGCTGGCAAAGCGGATAGGACATGTCGAGCGTGCCCGGCATGGCGTCAACCGTCACGCCGTCGATTTTTACGATAGGGTCAGGCAAGGTTTAGCCACGCGGGATGACGCCGAACTGTTTCAGCGTGCGGGTGATGTCTTCGAGCGCGGCTTTTGGGTCGCCGCCATTGAGGTTGATAACTACGGACGCGCCGCCGCCAGCACCTACGGCCATTTGGCTCTGCTCCATGCGGATCAAAGACTCCCAAACCGACTTCATGTAGGGCCAGAACTCGTTACCTTTTTCGAGAATGTGCAGGAGGTGGATTTGGCTGTAACGAACCTCTTTTTCGATCAGGTCGAGGGTTTTGTTAATCCCGGCCATCTGGAAATTGCCGATGACGCCTGAAATGGCAGAGACCACCGAGCCGACTGCGCCGACTATCCCGGCCAGTGAGGACGATGCCGCCGAGGCCGCGCCGCCAATGCCGCCAGCCGCAGACCCAGCCGCGCCCGCTACACTTCCACCAGCGCTTGATGCGGCGGAGAATACGGAGCCGCCAACGGACGTTGCGCCGCCGAACACCTTGCCCATTAGCCCGCCCACGTCGAACAGCTTGTCCGTCAGCTTTTTCAGCGCGCCTTCGATCAGCAGCCGCGTGATGGATTGCGCGGCCTGCTTCGCCACGTTGGCGAACATGTCGCCGAGCTTACCGCCTTTGAAGATGATGTCTGTAATGCCGCGCGAGAGGTCGGTGATGACCGTCGAAACTTGCTGCATCGCAGCCTTGCCGACTTTGCCGAGGTCTTTGTACCGGGCGGTGATGGCGGCGTGCTGCTCTTTCGTCATCATGCCTTCGGGGCCGATGTTTTTGGAGCCTTTGATAAAATCGCCCATGCCGTTGTCATTCGCCAGATCCACGGATGGCGCTTTCGGCATTTTGAAGTCGCCAAGCATCCCGCTCAACCCAAGCGGAGGAGCGTCAGATAGCTGGCGATAGCTTTGAAACAACAGGTCAAACGACTTGGCCACGCGCTGCGCACCACTGATCGTGACTTGCTCCCAGCGGCCTGTAATTTCTGCTATCTTTTTGACGGCTTCGGCTTTTTTAGAGTCTGCGTCCTTGAACCGCTCGGACAGCACAAGCATTTCCAGCGTTGGGAGTTTTGCCGCTTCCAGTGCTTTCGTGTGCTTTTCGACAGCAGTAGCGGCGTTCGCGTGCGCATCGGCGGACTTGGCAACCTGCTCTGTTTGCGGTGCCAAAACCTGCATGTATCCCATGATGGCTGCGGTACCAGCGCCAAACGCTACCGGCGTGCCGGTGCCTGCGCTCTCGTTCAAGCGCTTGACCGCTTCCGCCGTCGTATCAACCGGCTTTCCGCCATGGTCAATCAGCCATTTCAGGAAGAGCCCGACGCCAGCGGCAGCCGCCCCGGCGGCCACGCCAGCGAGTGACAGGCTACCGGCGAACGCTTTGATAATCGGGATGCCTTTGTTAAGCACGCCAATAATAAGCGTGCCTTTCTCAATCATTGACGCTAACACTGTAATGACAAGAGGAGTAGCCACTGCAACCGATCCAAGAGCCAGCGCCCAGTTTTGCGTAGCAGGAGACAGGTCTTGAAACGCCGTAGCCAACGCTTTCGCCTTTTCGATGCCGGGCGTCAGGAAGTCATCCAACACGCGCTGCGCGATAGGCAGAAGCGTCTTCCCAAACTCCGCAGCCGCGTCCTTTGCGGCCTGCTCGATGTTTGTCCAAGAGTTCTTGTACGTGTTCCCGGCGCGCTCGCCCTTGGCCAGTTCGTCGGTGATGATCTGAATGAATTGCTGTGAGGAAATGCCCAACCGCTCAAACGTCTTTGCGGGGTCGCCCAACGCTTCAGCGCCGAACTTTTCCTTGATGATCGCGGCGAGTTGCGGGATGCGCTCGATGATCGGGTCGAGGTTTTCCTTCGTCACCTTGCCTACGGCACCCAACTGGGAAAGCTGGCGAATCACCTCGTTGAAGTCCTCGCGCCCGCCACCGACGACGGCCAGCGCGTTACCGAGTTCGCCCATGATGCGGCGGGATTGATCGGCGGAGTTGCCGAGGATCTGAAGGCGGATGGTGCCCTTTACGGCCTCTTCCAGTCCCAGGCCGGGGAGCTTCGCCACCTCGCGTAGCTTCGCCATTTCCGTGGCCGTGGCTTCGCTCGACTTCATCACAGCCTTGAGCCCCATCGTGAGCGATTCCATGTCAGAACCAGCCTTGATGGCAGCGGCCCCGGCAGCGATCAGCGGCGCGGAAAAGCCAATCGAAAGCGCGGTACCGGCGGCGGTGACATCGGATGCGAACCGCTTCACTTTGTTCAGTGAGCGGTCCACCTGCTTATCAAAATCGTCGGTACTCGCCCCGATGCGAACTATGAGGTTAGAGAGTATGGGCATCGTTTACCGTCGTCTAATGGGTGTCGGGGAAGGTGGTGCTTGGGCTTTTGAAGCCTTTTCCTGCTCGTCGGCTTTCAGCTTCAAGTAGCAGGCCCATTCGGTGAGTTCAGATGAGGACAGCGAGGCGGTAAGTTCCGCCACGGTTTTATGCAGGATTTCGGCGAGGGCGAAGAGGAACCGCCTCTCGCCTACTAGTTTTTTTCCAGGTCTTCGGCGGCTTTGTCGGTGAGGCCGGATAGCTCGCAAATCTTCGTAGCGATGCGGTCGATGACGTCGCCGGATTTGCCGAGGAGCATGTCCTGGTGGGCCTTCTCAAACAGCTTCGCGCCCGTCGCCGGGTCGGTGGCGCAGTCTATAATCAAGCGAACGGCGGCGGCGTGCGGGATATTCTTAGCGTTAGCGCCGAACTCCACCCGCTCTTTTGCCGTCATCTCCCGGACGCCAATCTCCACTCGCCACTCGGGAATCTCAATGGTGCCAGCTTTCAGGGTGACCGACGCAATGCGGTCAAGTATGCTGCTCATCTGTCTCCTTAGCTCGTCGCAAGGTCAAGCCCGCCATGAATGGCAAAGCTGACGTTCTGCTTGATCGTTTCGTTTTCGCCAGCAGTAATTCCAGCGCTCGTCATCTGCGCGCCCAACAGGTACCGATCCGCCCCGGCCACGTTGATATACAGAGCAAGGACGTAGTAACTGTTCAAATTCGTGTGGAAATACCCGTCGTTGTAGAACTGGGCGAAGGTCACGGAAGCGTCACGCTGAACCACCGTGCGCTCTTTCCACAAATCGCCAAAGGTTTGGGTATCTTCAAGTACTGGCGTCACATCCAGCGACCATTCAAAGCCCTGCGCCGCTTGCGCCAGCGTCAAGTATTCGCCGGTAACAGTGATTGTCCCAATGGCTGAATACCCATTTGTCAGCCGAATTTTGCCAGACGCCCAGGAGATTTGGTAGTTGGCTGGCGGAACAGTCGCCACGCCGTCCAGCACGGTGAGCGCGGCGTTTGGGTTGATAGCCCGCTTCGCCGCGTCCGTGATTTGGTAAATCCCGCCGGTCAAGTCCGTGACGGCCTCGCCGGTCATGGACGTACCCGTGCCAGTGGCTAGGTAAATGTCTGCGTTTTTGCCAACGAGTACGGCCATGATTACTCCTTAGGTGAGGGTAAGCGCGCCAGTTCCGGTGAACGTATAGTTGACCGTCACGAGCCCGTTTTCCGATGCCGAAAGCGACGCCTGTACGAAGGCGGTGCCGCTGTAGTAGTTGGTTCCGTCCACGTAGAACCGGGCGGCGACGGAGGTGCCGCCGACGAAAGCGCTGGACAGCGCTACGTGTCCGTTTGTGTCCGTGTCATCGAAGCGACCGGACGCGCTACCAGACCACTCTTTAATCGTAGCGGTGCGCTCCTTCCATGTATCGCCAAAGGCTTGAGTCTCTTCGAGCCCGGTTTGCACGTCGAGCGACCATTGGTCCATTTCTGCGACCGTGTTTGCGCCGATTTTGAACGACGCGGCGTTGCCTACCATTACAGCCATGTTTGCTCCTTCTGCCGATCTGGCAGTGTGTTAGATGGTTGACGAACCAGCGCCTATAGGGCGTGGATAATGTCAAATTCGAGGACTACGGTGTAGAGCTTCTGGTTGGTTTCCAGATCGTTCTCAAACTCGTTGCGACGCCCGTTGAGGTGCGTGCTGTGAACCGTCAGCGAACCGGCCGCCGCAGTGATTTCGGCGGCGTGGTTGATGACGTTGGTGTAAACCAAATCCGCCAAGTCCTCAGCAGCCTTCAGGTTTCCCTGCGCCATGCAATACAAGGCCACCGGGCGCCGGGTGGCGGTCGGTGCCGTCGATCCGATGGAATGGAACGGCGCGGAGTCGATCACTTCGATGACGATGGCCGGATAGTCCACGAGCCGCCCTTGGTCGGCGTGCATGTCATAGACGCGCGTGCCGGTCAGGTCGGTGATAGCCGAGAGGGTTTGGAGGTACTTGTAAAGCGCCTGGTAAATTCTCATGCGGCCCGCCCGATCGCGTCGAATGCGGCCTTGACGCGCTGCTCCAGAAGCCTCTTCACGTTGTTGCGCTGCGCTTTGATCGCGTCACGGAAGAACGGAATTGGCCGGCTGCCGGGGTGTTGCACTTTCTTGGCGAAACGCTTGAACAGGTTGCCAAACATAAGGAATTTTTTGTTTTTCGGAGTGATAGTATGCGCCTTGGTTCCAAACTCCACTAGATGCGCGTGCGGTGCCGTAAATTTTAGCGAGAAGGCGTAGGCTTGCAGGAAGTCCTTGAACTTCCGGCCAGGGGCCGCCCATAGCGACTTTTTAAGCCCACCCGGTGCGATGGACCGCCCCCTGTAATTCGTTGCGTAGGGGGCGACTGGCGCGCGCGCTTTGGCCGCCTCGCTGACGAGCGTGGCCCCGTCCAGCAGCGCGGCCCGGACTTCAGCGCCTTGTGCCGTTTTCTTAAGCTTCTCCAGTTGCCCGGCCAGTTCCGTGAGCCCTTCGATTTTGATGTTCAAATCGTCACCTCAGAGCATTGAAGCGCCAGCATTTCGTTCCGCTCGTCCGGGTTGGCAATAGCCCGGATGTTGAAGTATCGGGCGGCGTCGGAGTTCTTTGGGTCGGTGTACTTGACGCGCATATCAGGCGTGTACCCAGCCTTGTAGCGAACAACGATGGAGTGGGTCAGATCGCTGATGGTTTGCTTCGCCGCGAAGAACTCGCGCCCGCCGCTGGTTTCGATTGAGCCCCAGCACTCGGCGTAGGTCGCCCATGTTTCAGTGCGGTCGCCGTTAGCGTCAACGGACAGGCTCTTCTGCTCGATTAGCAGCCAGTGGCGAAGCGTACCGGCGCGCATTAAAATATCCGCCAATTGACCAGCAGCGCGCGGCTGCCCAGTTCCAGCGCCTTAGATTCGACGCTGGCCGAGTTGCCTAGGACGACATCTTCCCGGTGCTCGTACAGGTGCGCCGCCACCAGCAAGATAGCGGCCTGAATCTCATATGGCACATCCGCTGCCGTGGTCCACCCGCAGACGAACTGAATCTCTACGGCGTCGAGGACGCGCAGGGTTGTAGATGGCCAGGATTGAGCGTAGGACAGGGCAAGGACGCCCGGATCGCGAGCGGTGGACGCTTCCCAGTAGTCAGCGGAAAACGTCGTCTGCGTGCCCGCCGTGTCCGTGTATTTGACATGCGTGACGGATTGCAGTTGACCGAACGGCATAACCAGCCGGTCGCCCATCGGGAAGTCGTCCAGAAACCACTTCCAGGTCTGCGTCACCAGTTTACGCCCGGTGATGGTTTCCACCCACGACTCTGCAGCGCGCACGTAGGGCTGGTACTGCTCAGAGGGTTGACCAGCCGCGCGGGCGTGCGACTCCATCTGCGCATCAGTGATGGCAAATTCGGTCGGCGCGGTGACGAGTTGGTAGGCGTAGGAGGTCATGAATGCTGTTACACGCGGCGTAACACCCTGTTACGTCCCGTGTAACAGGCTAAAAAGCGGGGCGGAGGAGCCGCCCCAGGTCGGGAGAGGAGCGGACTAGTCGATCACGGAGTTAGTCGTGGAACTGCCGAATTTGGGGTTATTCAGCACAATCAGAATGCCGCCCAAAACGGGAGAGTCAACAACTTCCACCATCTTCAAGCGCACGTACTTGTATCCGGCGCTGGCCAGTTCCTGCTCGTCCACTTCGACCACGTAGACCTGCGAACTGCCCGCCGTGGTGGCAAAGCCCGCCGTGGTGGCCGCAGTCATCGCGCCGTTGACGTCGGTGGATGTGATGGCGCGGTAATAGAACGGCACAGCCGTCGTGTTGGTCGGGGTCACGTCGTCGCAGGCTTCGACGGTGACGGTCGAGGTGCCCGTGGCGCCGACGCCCTTGTAGATAATGAACGTGGCGGACTGGTGGCCGGTGATATCCACGATATCCGAGCCGGTGGTACCGGCAAACGCATCGGCCACCGGGTCCAAGCCCTTGACCACATGCTTCGTAGCGAGAGATTCGTAACGCATAGTGAGTTTTCCTTGTGGTTTCGTAGGCGAGGGCGGTGGTTAGCCGCCCTCCGATGGATTAGGCGCGAACGGCGGTCGTCACGAACGGCGAGACGGTGTTGCTGCCCTTAAACTGCGTGATGGGCTTCTTGATCGCCGGCATGCCGTTGATGTCATAGCTCCACTTGAACGCCATTTCGTCGTAGATGAAGCGGACGTGCATGGACGTGGCGGAGCGGAGGCCGGCGCCCTGCGTGATGACGACGTACTGGCTGAAGTCGCCGAGAACAACGTCACCAGCGGTACCCTTGGTTTCGGCCTGTTCCACGATCACAACGGGGTAGCCGAACAGCGTCCCGAAATACGGGGAGCCGGCCGCGTTGCCGTTGGGCAGGAACACAGGCATCTGGCCGACGGTCATGAGCGGGAGCTGCCCGACCACATCGCGGTTCAGGAACCACGCCGGATTCGAGCCGGGGACCGTCCGCAGGCGGGACAGCATTTCCGTGGCGTTTTCAATCACAAAGGTGGCGGCGGTCTGCGCGGCCTTCTTTGCAACCTGCACGAGCAACGA